TGCACCGTCTGCACCGTCTGCACCGTCTGCACCAGCTGGTCCCGTTGCGCCCGCCGGTCCCTGTGGCCCCGTTGCGCCGTCTGCACCAGCTGGTCCGGCTGGTCCGGCTGGTCCGGCTGGTCCGGCTGGTCCGGCTTGTCCTGCGACGGTCGCGCCGAGTACATAAGCAATCCCGCCGAGGCCTGCCGTCCCTGCCAGCTGGTAGTACAAGATGCCGGGCGTGGTGTCAGAAATGGTGATGCTAGTACTAGACCCAGTCTGGCCTGCGGTGCCGGTCACAGTCACGCCGGAGGTGTGTTCCGTGCTCTGACTCGCGTCTTCGTAGAACCGCAAGTGGCTGACCATACTGCTGTGACTAGTGTCAAAAGTGTAGGTGTGTGACGCCGCGCTGGTTCCGCCAAACATAATTCCCGGGTTTACCGCGCCGTCTAGCTCAAGCTTTTTGCCGCTTACAGCAGGAAGCGAGCCGAGAGCGTCCGAGCTATCAACGTTCTTGACGACAAAACTTGTGCTGCTACTTGCCGGCAGGCCGCTGAATTTAGCTGCGATAGCCGTGTCTGCCATCAGCGCTCGGACAGCATCGTTGACGTGTCTTGGAAGAGTCTGGCCTTCAGCAAGCGGGATCTGCGTGCCGTCCGGCGCGATCAGGGCCGTGTTGCTGGTAGCAGTCGCGCTATAGTCTTGCGAGGTTTTTGCCATGGCAGATCAAGCCCCAACGTACATGATATAAGCGATCTCGTAGAACGCTGGACGGTTATCAAAACTGGTCCCAGAGCCGGCCGAGGCAGAAGTGCCGGACAGGTTTGCGGTGCCGGTGGTTCCGCTGACGGAGATGCTTGCATTTGAAGTGTCGCCGCTAACTGAAGCGCTCGAGTTGTCAGTGCTGCTGTTAGCACCGTTAGCCGAGCTTGTGCCGGCGCTGCTGCCGCCAGATCCTACGGCCGTGATAACGGTTTGTGCTGAAGTGCCGGAGGCTGGCAGATAGATCGTCGTCGAGTTGTAGCTGACGGTGTGACTGTGGCTTGTCCCGCTGATGCTGTGCGAGTGACTGCCTGCGGCCAAGTCGCCGTCGCCGTGGTCGTGCGTGTTTGACCCGCTAAAGCTATGTGAGTGGCTGTCGCCGATAGTTCCCGCACCGTGGGCGTGGCTGGGCAAGTTAGCCTCGACAAGTGTCTGACTGCTGGAACCGCCCGTGCCGCCAGGGTTTACGGCCGCCGACGCGCCCATCACAAATTTTGCGCGGAGGTCTGGCGTAACGACGCTGTTTTGCGTGGTGCCGTCACACAGCGCCCAGCCGGTCGGAATCGTCGCCAGCGTCCCGGACCACATGACAATACCGCCTACAGGGAAAGCGCCATCCTGCGTTCCTAGATTGGTCAGCCCGGACCCGTCGCCGACAAAGCTGGTCGCGTTGACCCGCCCGTTTACGGTTACAGCATTGGTCGGGGAGACCGTGCTATCGCCAAGCGTGATGCCGTTGTCCGTGCCGACTTGGACGATTGTTTTTTTGCCGTGCGTGCTGTCATAGCCATCGACCCTAAAGGTCGCGGGGGTTGCCTGCGTCCCGACTTCCAGCGTCAAGTTACGTTCAGCGTTGACAGTCGTGGTCGTGGTGCTGTTGTCGTGCTGCAGGAGCGTCGGGTTTGTCGTGCCGAGCGTTACCTTGTCTGCATCTGCAGCGACAATGAAGTTTTGCGCCTTGACCGCCGTGATCTTGGTCGTCGGGTCAGCCTCGTTAAACGCACGCGCCAGCAGGCCGGCCATGTTGCGGATCGCGTTGTTGATCCCACCCGGGCTGCAGTTTTCAGCGACGTTAGCGCCACCAATGTCGGTGTTGCTGTCGTTGGTCGTCGACAAATCGGTCAGGTTGTTTTTAGCCATTGTTTATTGCTCCTGCTGCGCGTAGCCGGCAAATCGACCGCCAAGCATCTGGCCGATGCGACCCGGTGCGAGGATGCCCTGCCGTAACAGCGCGGTGGTTTGCGGGGTCATGTACGGAAGACCGGACAGCTGCATCGCTCCTGCTCCGATAGCGGCGGCCGGCGATACAGCGCCGAGGAACGGAATGCCAGCGAGCGCGATCTGCCCACCTGTGCCGGAATTAGGCTGCGTATTGCCGACCGTGTTGCGCGTCGCGGTGTCGACCCGTTGGGTTTCTTCCAGAAGCGGCGTTTCGCCATACCGCTGCATGTTGGCTTTGCGAGCCGCCACGATTTTGTTGATCGTCGGTGACGTGTCGATGTCGTTGCCGGCGCTGTAGAACGCTCGGTCCATGATCCGGTATTCACGATAGGCTGCGCGCACTGCTGCCAGATCTTCGGTCAGCCCACCGCGCGCCGCGCCGCGCATGATCATGCCTTCCTGCAGGTCTTCCAGCGCGTCGGCCAGCGCGAGGTCGCTCTTTGGCGGCTTGCGGGCGGCCCGGGCTGCTTCGCGCATCTTGTTTGCGAAGGTCTGCAGCTCTTTGCCGGTCATCGATATGGCCGGAGTGCGAATCGGGTTTCCTTCGATCACGTCTTTAAACGCTCTGCGGAGTACCTCGCCGTCTGGCCGCTTAAGGTGTTTCGTTGCTGCCCGCAGCGCAGACCGCACGCCTTTGACCAGCTCTTGGTCCGGCACGCCGTCAAAGAACGCATCTTTTGCCGACGCGAGTAGCGCTTGCGTGGCGTAGCCGTTGATCGGGTTGCGGGCCGCCAGATCATCGTAGGTTTCCGCCACGCCGGTCTTGACAGCGCGCAGGACGTCTAGCGGCTCTAGTTTTTGACTCGGCAGCCGCCGGCCCACTAGCTGCAGTGTGCGGTCAGCGATTTCTTTAAACAGCGGGTCGTTTACTGCGCGGCGGCGGGCTGCGATAGCGGGGCCGGTGATCGCCATGTTCGACACGCGCTCTTCAAGGATATTGCCGATCCCGCCGATAGCCTGTCCCGGCGTTACGTTGATGCCGCGGTCGATCAGCTCCTTTGCGCCTTTAGTAAGCGCCGGCAGTGCTACGCGCGACCCAGCGCCTATCGCGCCGCCTAGTGCAGCGCCGCCTAGTGCGCCGGACAATTTGTCGTCTTCCGCCATGCCTGCGCCGGCAGCCGCACCGGTCGCCGCGTTTACCGCGCCGACACGCAGCAGCGGGCGGCTGGCCAGTGCGCCAAGTCGTGCAGCGCCTAGACCCGGGATAAGGCCGGTGCCTACTGCGCCGCCAAGCTCTGCGCCATATGCCAGCGCCGGATTGCTAGAGCGGAAGTCGTCAATGTCTTCGCGGATGTCGGCGAGTAGTTCTTTGCGGTTGCGCTTGTCAAACTGCGAGCGGACTGCCGCTTCGATTTCGTCGCCGAAGCCAAACGCGACCCCCTGCCCCAGCGCGGCGCGGGTAAGGTCGGCCGCGATGTTGCCGCTGCCTTTGGTCTTGTTGCCGGCTTCGTGGACCTTGCGCACGGCTTCTTCGGCCGAGCCTGCTGAGACCCGAACCGTGCGGCCGTCTACTTCTACGCTGAAGCTTGCCATCGTTAGTTCTGCCTCACGTTGTAGCTGGTGCCGCCCATGTCGATGGTCTGCGCGCCGCCGCCGCTGGCTGTTGGGCTGCTGCGAGGCGTGACGAAATAGGTGCCGTAATCTGCCTGAGCCGCACCAAGCATTCTCGCGAACGAGGCTTCGGCATTATCCAGCGCCCGAAGCACGGTGTCGTAGCGGGTGTTCACGCCAAGATCGCCGAGGACGTTTTGCAGGAACGCAAGTTCTCTTTCGGTGACCTGACCCAGCGCGCCGCCTGTCGGAGACATTTGCCGCAGACGGTTCAGTTCGTTGAAGCCTATGTTTGCACGCAGCGTGTCAAGGTTCTTCCTGTAGTCGTTGGCTCGCGTGCGCGGGATGGCTTGGGTCACGCCCATTACAAAATCTAACGGGTTAGCGTCGTTCGCCATGCCTTTTCTGGTTTGGATCTCGCCAGTGGCCTCGTTGAGACGCGACCCGCCCAAAATCATCTCGCGGACAACTTGAATCTGCTCCATCACAAGGTCGTGGCGTTGCTGCATTGCGTCGAAACCTGCAGCGGATTTTTTAGAGGCTTCTTTAATTTTTACGAATTCTGCAGCCGGATCTTTTGCTGCCGCCACCTGTGCTGCCAGTTCCGGCGTAAGGTCAGCTTCGGTAACCTGCGTCTGCAACGCTTCGGCTTTAGCCTGTTCGCCCTGTAGTTCTTTGAACTGCATCGTCAGGTCTGCGATGGCTTTGTTGTCGCCACCGACGAGGCGCAGCACTTCTTGTAGCTCTGGTGACTGCTGCTCGATGAAGCGATCTACAGCCTCGCGCTGTTTGCGTAGGTCGCGCTGCTTGCCGACAGTCGAGTAAGTATTGAGGCCGGCTTGTGTAGCTTGGGCTACGTCCGACCCACTTAGCAGAGACAGACCAAACGTGATCAGCCCCAAAGATTCGGGCGACCATTTCTGGCGCTCTTTTTTGTTCATCGGCTTACCGATGCCGCCACGCGTCGATGCTTCTTGCACTGCCTCGCCTGCCGTACTGGCGAGCGTCTCCGCTGCGCCCATGTCCCCCATCAGGCCAAGCACTCTTGCTTTTTCGGCGGCAGAGCTACGCTGCTGGCGGCGGTCAGTTTCTTTGCGGCCATCGCCACGCGTGCTAGCGGGGCGGCGCTGCGCTAGTTCAGCCGAGCCGTCGCCGCGGCCGTATGTTCTTGCGACAGTGCCTACATCGCCGGGGAACTGCGGCTGGAAGCCACGGCCGGCACCGGGCTGCAGCGCTTGCGGCAGAGTAGGCGTCGCGGTGTCAGGAACGTCGCCTAAAAACTGCGGCCGGAACCCGCCCCCATCGCCGCCGCCCACGCTTTTGCCTGCCGTATGACCAAACGCCATGCGGGGGTCGATTTTGGATAGCTGTTCCAGCATGCCTTGCGCGCGCACTGCATTGCCACGCCCGGGTGAGCGCAGCGTTGCAAGCTGGCGCGCTGGTGCTGGCTGGCCGGTTTCGATGCTCATCATAGTGTCTAGCAGACGCTGCTGTTCTGCTGCTGGCAGCGCGCCGACAGTGTCGCCGAGCTTAAACCCAGCGTTATTGACCATGCCGGGATAGAGCCGGTTCGTGTTGTTTGGGTCGTTCGCAGCGCCGGCCGGTGCGTAGACGCCCAGCATGTCCGCAATGGTTTTGTCTGAATTACGGTTTAGGACAAAATTTGCCATCGCTCGCTGCCCTGTTTGCTGGTCTGGAAAAACGTAGTTGCCGCCGTGATCTACCGCGACAGCGCCCTGCCGTAGCGCGCCCTGCAGCGTGCCGGTCAGGTTGCCGGGGTTGTTGTTGCGCACGCCACGGGCATCTTCACGCCGCTCAGTAGTGCCGTCGCTGTACTGGACGATGCTGAACCCGGCACCGGAATCCACTAGGCCGGTCACAGTGCGCGGCTTACGCTGCGACGTGGTGACTACGTTGCTGCGGTCGAACGGCGGCTCGACGTAGATCGGTGTGAGGATTGGGCTGTTGCCGAAGATGTCCATGGTTTATTCCTGACCCGCGCCAAACGTCCCGCCCGCGCCAAGATACGTGCCAAGCCCAGTGGCAGCGATGCCCGCAATTGTGTTCATCAAATTGCCCTCTGTCGTGGAAGTGTTGCCGATGAACGGCTGCCCCAGCTGGCTTGAGACGACGAGGTTGTTGTACTGCTGCTGCTGCGCGTCGTTCAGCATCTGAATGTACTGCTGCTGCGCGTTCAGCTCTGCTTGCTGTTGTGCTTGCTGCTGCGCGCCGATCTGGCCGAACAGGTTCATCGCCTGCAAGTCCATCTGCTGCATGGTCGGGGCCAGCATTGCCTGCTGCTGCGAGGCGTTGGTCAGTTGCCCAGCAAGCGACGCGTCTCGAGCAAAGTCGCCAGCCTGCAACGCAGCGGCCTGCTGCGCCAAGTTCGCGTCTCGGGCAAAGCCGGTGTTTTCCATCTGAGCGGCAAATTGGTTCGCGGCCAAGTCTCGGTTCAACGCGGCCTGCTCGATGCTCGATATCATGCCCAAGCCTTGGAGGTTGCGATTGACGTTTGCGGCGTCGATTGCAGCACGCTGACCAGCAAGAGATGCGTCCATCGACCGATCCTGCGCAGCGGCCTGACCGAGCATGCCAGCGGCCTGTAGCTGTCGCGCTGCATCGGCGTTGGCTTGCGCCTGCAGAATAGGAGCAGACGCGGCGGTCACACCCCTAGCCGCCGCGTCTGCGAACGCCGTGCTGCCTGTTCGGCCCGCACCAGCGTATTTGCTTAACTCATTTTGCAGCGCACGGTCCGTAGCGTCTTTAATCTGCGCTTGTAGGAATGGCGTCGTCTCGCGATTTGTGAACTGTTCGAAGATCCCACGGGCAACGTTGTCTTGGCCCATCAGCGCGCCAAGTTCGCCGCTATCGACGGTCTGCGCCGCGGCGTTGCGGATGCCACTAGTGTCGGCCTGCCGGCCCACCATCCCGAGCACGCCGCCTAGATTAGCGCGCTGCCCCATCAAGCCGCTAAGCTGCCCGGTGTCGACGCGGCGGCCTAGCATGTTTTCTAATGCGGACGTGTCGATTTCCGGCGTGTCGCGGTTCATTGCCTGCTGCGCGTAGTTGCGCGCGGTGTCAAAAAACGCGGTCTGGTCTTGATTTAGCTGCGCAACTTGTGGGCGCTCTACGGCAGGCCGATATTGGTTAGCGCGCTGCATCGTGGCCTGCGTTTGATTCTGCACAAACGCCGGCGCATCCATTTTCTGCGTAACGGTTTCTTTACTGTTAAAAAACCCCATTACAAATCCTTGTAAAACGCGTGATACGCAAGCCGCCATTTATGGTCGCGGAGTACCCGTCCCCAAGCAGCACGGCCGTAGCCTTCAAGCTGCTCGCACCCAAGGTGGCGTGCGTGTATTTCGATTGATTGAAGAGCCATCTGCAGCCAGCGACTTAGCTTCGAACCACCGACGAGATCGACGGCGAGAGCGCTGCGTTGCGGGTAGGCGATAATGCGCGTTGTATACGCACCTTGGATAGTACCAGAACTCGTGGCGGAAACAACCCATACCAACATTTCACCCGTACTGGCGGCAGCGCGAACGTCCTGTATGGCGATCAGCCCTTCGGACTCGTCTACGGCGCGCTGGAGGTGAGGTTCAATATGCGGCCATACCGCGTCTAGCAGGTCAGGCCGGACCGGCAGTATTTCGAACGCGGTAGCGGAGATATTGGTTTTGTCGCGTTGGTTCTCTGAACGTGACCGTGCAATGGCCTTGCGCCTGCTTCGAGACCGAGGCGTGTTTTGTGTCTGCTGTTGACCGGAGGATTTCGATCCGGCTTGTCGACGTGATGTCTGGGTCTTTGATTTTGACATAGCTAACTCCGGGTATGATCGGCACGCTAACCGAGGACGACATATGTCAGTGTTCCTGCGCTAGAGGTTGCAGCCGCGAACGTGACAACGAACTGGCCATCAGTGATCGCGACCGTTGCGTCGCGGGCGTCGGTAGAGCTGGGCACCAGCAGCACGGCCGACCCGGCAGTGACCTGCGAGTCAAGTACTGTGGTTGTGCTTGCTGCCGACCCGTAGTTGTGGGTCCGAACGCAGGCCAGCTTTCCATCGAGTGCTTGGTTCACGGCCAAAGCCACGTCACGCGGTGACCCGCCCTGCGGCGGTAGCTTTGTGGTCTGCAGCGTCATCGGCGGCCCTGCGGTACAAAGTCGGCGCTAAATCCATGCGCGTTTGACCAGTCCCCTGTCGCGGTGAACTGCAGCGCAAAGTAGCGGCCGGATTTCCGCACCGGAATTAGGTTCGTGGTGTTTACGGCCGTGGCGCTTGTAAACGTCAAAGCGTCAGTCTGTCGGGTGCGTGAGCCGACCGAGCAGCTGACTGTTGAAGTAGCCTCCTGCGCGTCGATATGCGGGTAAACACCGCGGATTAGGACAAACTGTTTTTCTGCCGGCTCGAACTCGCCAGTCTGTAGCGTCAGGTCTAACGGCGACCCTGATAAGGTTGCGATGACAGAGCCATTGGCTGTGGTCTGCGCCAGCGCAAGCGACGACGTGCCGCCGGCGTAGGTCGACGAGTCAAACGACAGTGTTAG